AAGGGCAGCGGCCTGTCCAAGGGCGCGAAGACGACGCAGGAGCGCGTCGATAGCCAGGAGCGGAAGACCAGTGGCTGACGAGACCAAGGACGCCCCGAAGGGCTTCGAGTCGACGGCATCCGGGGTCGAGACCAACGAGGTCGTCGGCTCCAAGGAGGATCTGCCCAAGCAGACCCCCGACCAGTTCTACGACCCGGCCGTCGAGGCGGAGAAGAACGCGGTCGCGCCGCCCAAGAACCACGCCACCAAGGGCATGACGTCCCTCGGGTGGAGCGAAGCCAGCCGCATCGAGAACACGGCAGCCCAGCAGGAGGCCGATCGCAAGGCCGCCGAGAAGGCAGCCGCGAAGGAGGACTGACATGGCTCGCGAGACTGCCAAGGGCATCAAGAAGCCCAAGCAGGAGACCATCGACAACCCCGAGGACGCCTCTCCCCAGGAGCGGGCGAACCTCGAGGGCTACACCGGGCCCGACGGCTCGAAGGGCCTGGGCTACCTGAAGCAGGATCCCAGCGCGGACTCGTCCGGCCTGAGCTCCGCTGCCGACGACGCCGGTCGGACCGAGCAGCCGGAGGGCGCCAACACTGGTGCCAGTCCCATGGAGCATCCCGAGGACGCGATCCCCGACAAGGAGTAGCATCCGCGGTGTCACGTGATCGGTTCACGTGCACCTCCCTCGGACCGGAAGACCGCCACGACCATTGCTGCGCGTGGCGGTCTTCCCTTGCCTGGCACTCGTGCTGTATCGTGCACAGCAATAGAGCACGGACCCGCACACCTGTGCAGGTCACGCCGGACGGACGGTGCGCACCTCGTGCGTCTTCCCGTCCCCTCTACCACCCCACCATCGACCGCTTCGCGGTGTGGAGGCATGCCTTGGCGCGCGTTCTCTGGTACGGCGATGCCGGTTCGCACTCGGGTTTCGCCCGGGTCACCCACAGCATCGTCCCCAAGCTCATCCGGGACTACGGACACGATGTCCACATCCTGGCGCTGAACTACCAGGGCGACTGGATGCCCGAGATCGACGGGCTGAAGCTCTACAAGGCGAGCGCCATGGATCCGAACGACACGTTCGGTCTCCGGCGCACCGCCGAGATCGTCCGCAAGGTCCAGCCTGACGTCACGGTCATGCTCCATGACCCGGCGGCGATCGCGATGCTCCTCCTGCGGAACCGGTACGACCCCGAGCAGGAGTTGGTCAACGCGGCGCCGATCGTCGCCTACATGCCGATCGACGGGTACAACTACCCGGAGACCCAGATCGACCTCCTCCAGCAGATCGTCAACCCGGCGCTCCTCGCGAAGCACGGACTGACGGTCTTCCCCAGGGGCCAGGTGGTCTACCACGGCGTCGAGACCGACGACTTCTACCCCGTCGCGGAGCGCCCGGTGCGCTACCTGGGCGGCGATATCGTCGACAAGCGGGGTTGCAAGGCTGCCCTGGGCTTCGACCCAAACGGGTTCCTGATCCTCCGGGTCGACAAGAACTCCGGTCGCAAGGACTTCGCCGCCCTGGTCAAGGCGGTGGCTCCGCTGATGGAGAAGGATCGGACGATCCAGCTTCACCTCCACGCGGCAACCGATCCGCAGGCGATGGGATCGAACCTGCCGGTCCTGCTCACCCGGTATGACCTGGCTCCCGAGCAGGTCTTCATCCCGGACCTGAACCAGTCGATGATCCACTGGGACCAGGAGAAGCTGAACGTCCTCTACAACGCCGCCGACCTGTTCGTCACGACGAGCCGGGGCGAGGGGTGGGGACTGACGATCGCCGAGGCGCTGGCCTGTGGCGTACCGGTCGTTGCACAGAACGTGTCCGCGATCCCCGAAGTGGTGGGCCCGGGTGGCGTCCTGATCGAGCCGGAGAGACTGCTTACGGTGCCAGCAGGCCATGACCTCTGGCTCCCCAACATCCAGGCTTTCACAGACGTCGTGGCTGAGCTTCGGGACTCCCCGGAGAAGCTGCGGGCGCTGGGTGAGGCTGGTCGGAAGCACGTGGCTCAGTTCCGTTGGGAACCCGCTGCGGAACGCTTCAACGACTTCATCGTGGGACTCTCGCGGTGGAGATCATCGACGGAGGCATCGCAGTGAACTTCGACAGCGAGCTCTTGCTCAAGCAGATCGGCATCGACCTCGTCAAGGAGGCCGACGACCTCGAGCAGGTCGACGAGGGAACGGACAAGTTCCGGCTCTTCGCTCGCGATCACACCAAGAGCGCGGACGGCCACTACCCGGGCTCGATCCTGACGGCATCGGTCATCAGCGCCGGGACCGAGGACGAGGAGTGGGTCCTGAACGGCCTGGCGTCCTCCACGGTCATCGACCGTCACGGCGACTCGATGCTGCCGTCGGCGCTCATCGACATGGAGCGGGCTGCCAACGACAACCTGACCATGTTCCTCAACCACGAGTACAAGGTCCCCGAGGATGTCGCGGGATCGGTCAAGAGCGCGAAGATCAGCTCGTACGGGGTCGAGCAGGAGACCGGCGCCCCGATCTACGACCTGGACTACGCCTTCCGGGTCGACAGGACCAACAAGCGAGCCGAGCAGTCGTTCAAGTCCCAGCGCGGCGGGACGAAGCTCGGCCTCTCGATCGGCGCCCGGATCCCCGAGGGTGGCGCGATCCGGAACAAGAAGACCGGTCGCCTCCTGATCGCCCACGTCGACCTGCTCGAGACGAGCATCGTCGGCGTCCCGGCGAACCCCCGTTCGTGGGTCGAGCAGGCGAAGAAGTCCGTCGAGGACGCCATCCAGGCCCACAAGGTCTGGGCCCTGGGCGAGCTCAAGGACGGGGTCGAGCAGGTCGCAGCCCTGGCGATGGCCAAGGCCGCCGAGCTCGAGGCCGCCGAGCCGAACGTCGGCGTCGAGGTGCCCGAGGGCGCCACGGCCACGCTCTCCGTCGAGGATGACGGGACGAGCACGGTCACCATCACCAACGATCCCCCGGCCGACGCGACATACGCCGCGCCCGAGCCGGACGTCATCCAGTCTTCCACCCCATCGCAGGAAGCTCCTCAGAGCGACCCTGGGCCCGAAGGGGACGTCGCCACCGAGCCTGTCGTTGAAGCTGCGACGGAGCCGGAGGTGCTCAAGGATCTCGAGAACGCACCGTCGTCCGAGCTTGTGTCCGCGCTGCTGAAGGCGCAGTCGGCACTGAGCGAAACGTCGACGGAGCTGATCCTGGTCCGGCAGGCACTCCAGGTTTCAGAGCAGCGCGCCAGCGCACTGGAGCGGGAGCGCGACCAGGTGATCGCCGGGGCACGGGACCTCGCAGCGGACACCGCCCAGATCATCACCCGACTCGGTTCCCTCCCGGTCGGACAGAAGGCGTCGTTCAAGCGCATCGCGCAGGACTTCGACGACGGCCTCGAGTCCGCGAAGGACATCTACGGGGACGAGTTCGTCACGCAACTGAGGAGTTTCAAGAAGTGAGCATGAACACCGAGGACTTCCTCGCCTCGCAGCGCAAGGCGCACGAGGCACTGGAGGCCATCGCTGGCTTCCTCGAGAAGTCCGGCAGCACGCCCGAGCCGCTGATCGGCGAGCAGACGGTGAAGTCCGGCCCCGCGCCGGTCATCGCCGCCGCGCCCGTCGGTCTCGAGGCCATGGGCACCGCAGAGCCGGGCAACATCCGCCGCTCCCTGTCGGCGTCCGAGCGCGTGGCCATGAAGCGCCACCTCCGCTCGCTCGAGACGGAGGAGCTGCACATCCTGTTCAGCGAGATCTCTCGCAAGCAGGACCGCGGCATCCCGCTCGACCTCTGGCTCGCCTCCGGCGGCCAGGCCCGGAACGACGCCTTCGGGCTTCTCCCGGGGCAGGTCCAGCCCGACGTCGCGCGTGCGATCGACACCTCGACGGCGTCGGCCCTGATCCGCCAGGATCTCGAGCCGATCCTGTACGAGCTCTTCATCCGGGAGTTCCCGGGCTTCGACCGGATCCGCAAGGAACCGGCCAACGGCCTGACGCACACCTGGCAGCAGACGACGAGCTACGGGGACGCCCAGTTCATGGGCGAGCTCGGTACCGTCACGGACGACCGCTCGAACTACGTCCGGCAGACGACCAACGTCGCGATCATCGCGACCCGGCGTGGCGTCTCGCTCAAGTCGCAGTTCGCGGTGGTCGCGGGCGGCTCCGGCTTCAACCCCGAGCAGCTCGAGATGCAGGGCGGCCTCACGGCCCTTGCGCATCGCCTGCAGTACCAGATCTTCAACGGCCACAGCACGGACAACACCGGCACGGCCTCGAACGAGCTGGGCCTGTACGACCCGAACGCCTTCACCGGCCTCCGGTCGATCCTCAACACCGCGCGTGCCAAGAACGTCGACCCGCTGGCGGCGACCCCGGAGGACATCCGCCGGGCGATCAACCAGGCGGCCGTCGAGGTCATGCAGCAGGGCGGCCGGACCTCCATCCTCTGGGGCTCGCCCCTGGACAAGGAGGTCTTCGACGCCCAGCAGGACAAGAACGTCCGGTACGTCGACCGCCAGGTGGACGTCTCCGTCGGCGTGACGGCCACCGCCGTCAACACCGTCTTCGGGGCACTGCCGTACGGCACGATCCCGGGTGACGCGATCGGGGCCTACGTCCCGACCACGGACCCGTGGACCGGCGGGGACGATGTCCGCGACATCTACCTGCTGGACGAGCGGACCATCACGATGCCGTACCTCGGCTCCGAGGGCCCCACGGTCCTCGACATCCCGATCGGCATCTCGGGCCAGCTCACCCACCTGTTCATCATCTTCGGCATGTGGGGACTTGCTGTGAAGGCACCGACCTTCAACAACAAGGTCCGCGTCCGCGCCGAGGCCTGACCTTCGACGCAACCAAGGGGGCACCTCCGGGTGCCCCCACTCTCTCCTCCGGAGGGCAGGATGTATCTCACACCTGACCAGTTCCGGGCCATGGACTTCGGCGTCAACGTGGCCGACCTCTCGGAGGCCCAGTTGACTGCGAGGCTGCGGTCTGCGAGTGCTGACGTGGACTCGTACTGCGCTGTCCCGCTGATCCCGCAGAAGTACTCGTTCGCTGGTGGCATCGTCACCGGCGAGACCCACACCTGGGTGATCGACCCGTACTCGAACCGCCCCAACCGACGGGCGTTCCCGACGCACACGCCGCTCGTCTCCGTGGAGACGATGCGGATCCACGTGACGCCGGACCAGTACGTGGAGATCGACCCGGACCACGTCTTCTACTCCCAGGACGAGGGATGGATCGAGCCGTTCGACGCGGCCCTGACCAGCTACGGCCTGTTCGGCGCCGGTGTGCTCCCGTTCATCGGGATGACCCAGCCGTACGTCCTGCTCGACTACACCTACGGCTACCGCGAGCCGGTGTCCCAGTGGCTCGTCAAGGACGAGACCGCGGACATCTGGCGCGCGTCCCACGGGTACTGGGTCGCCGACCCGACCGTCCACGTCGACGGCGTCCTGCGGACGACCGGCATGACGTTCAACCAGACGCTGGGCACGGTGGAGTTCACCGCCAGCCCGCCCGCCGCTGACGCGGTCGTGGAGATCGACGTGATCTCCTCGCTGCCCTACGACATCGCCCAGGCCACCGGCATGATCGCCGCGACCAAGGTCAGCGATCGGGCGTGGGCATCCAAGGGCTTCGGCGGTCTGCGGACCGTGGCCGTGGCAGAGGTCCGGCTCGAGCGCGACGGCGCCCGCACGGGGTCCGGCACGAGCAGCCGGTCGAACATCCCGACGGAGGCGGCAGACAAGCTCGAGGGCTACATCTTCAGGACGATCCGCTGATGTTCGACGACATCCTGGCAGGGGTCCAGTCGGTCGCTGAAGCGTTCATGCTCACCGACGTCACCATCCAGCACCGGATCGACGGGAGCGAGGACACGGACGACGAGAACCCGTTCGGCGACGACACGGTCGAGATGGAGACATCCACGACCACCGTCAAGGGCTGGATCGTCGACCCGGCCACGCGATCGCTCGAGATGACTGGCGGCATGAGCGTCGTCGTGTCCGAGCTCACCGTCCGGCTTCCGACCGGGACGGTCACGGGGCGCGGGGACATCCTCACGGTCAACGGCAAGGAGTTCCGTGTCGTGGGCGATCTCAGCGAGGATGACACCTGGCCAGCGATGGTCAAGGTCCATGTCTCGAGGATCGAGTAGTGCCGACTGCGAACCACGATCCGTCTCCGCGGTTCAACGCCGAAGCCTTCATGGAGGGCATGTTCAAGAAGGCCGAGGCCGTCGCGGAAGAGACCATCCAGTACACCCTGAAGCGGGCCCAGAAGCACGCTCCGGTGCGGAAGATCTTCAAGGGCACGCGGTACAAGAACAGCAAGCTGATGGGCGGCTACGCCAGTCCGGCTGGTGTGGCCAAGGTGCCGATCACGAGCCGTATCCGAACGCCGAACCTCGGCGACAGCGGCGAGAACGTCGGTCACGCCAACTCGCTGGAGCCGGTGTTCAACATCAGGGCCAGCACCTCTGGCAATCACCGGAGCGAGAGGACCCGGATCACCGGCGACTTCCGGCGGGTCCAGATGGGCGACGGGCTTCGGACCCACGCCCTGGCCGATGGATCGGTCGTCCACCACGCTGCGTTCGGCCTGGAGAAGGTGCCGTACGAGCGGATGAAGATCGACAAGGGCGGCAAGCTCGTCGAGGACACGCCCAAGAAGGGGACCGTGGCCGACGCGACACCCAGGCTGTCGTCTGCCGGTCGGTTCGAGCTCAAGACCGGGCGGGCCAACTTCAAGGACCCCCACACCGACGTCGTCCGCGTGGGTGGTCGTCTTCGCGGGTCGCTCTACGTGGAGGGGCCCGAGCGGGAGGGAGACATGGTGTGGGCCAACGTCGTCTCCCCGGTCAAGTACAGCCGACACATGGAGTTCGGGACGTCCCACAACAGGCCGTACCCGTACCTGCGTCCAGCACTCCAGGAGAGCCGGACGGTGTTCAAGCGCAACGCAAGGCGCGTGTTCAAGTCGGATGTCCAGTCGCTAGGCATGCAGGATCAGACTCGTGGTTGATACACCCACCCACAGCCCGATCACGCAGGCCTTCGTGGCTAGGCTCAGAGCGAGCTCCTCGATCAGAACTGCCCTGAAGGGCGGGATCCACGAGGGGTACGCACCGGAGAAGGCCAAGTATCCGTTCCTGGTCTGGAACCTCGTGGCAGGGCCCTATGACTACGGTTGGGGCGACGTCACGTTGCTGGCCCAGGTGGATGCATTCGTCTTCTCGAGGAACAAGGTCGAGGCCGATAACCTCGACCAGGCCGTCACCGCATGGGTCTCTGACAAAGCCTTCTCTGTGACCGGCCAGCGGACCCTGATCTGCCGTCGGATGGCGACCGTGCCAATGCCGCCTGACGACGACGCGGAAGGGATGAAGGTCTACCAAGTCGGTGGGACCTACCTGATCGAGACCGACGTCCGGCTCGAGTAGCTTCCGAAAGGGAACCCCAAGTGGCTGCCAACAGCGGCACGAAGCTCCATGGCAAGAACGGCGCGCTCTACATCGGCGGCCCGAAGGGCACCGGTATCAAGGTCGCGACCAAGAACGAGTGGACGCTGAGCCTCGGGCGCGACTACGTCGACGCCACGACCTTCGGCGACACGAACCGGACGTACCTCGTCGGCCTGCGAGACGTCTCGGGCACCTTCTCGGGCCTCATGGACGTTTCGGGCGACCTCCTGGTCAACTCGACCACGTCCGACATCATCCAGCTCTACCTGTACGCGGATGACGGCGCCTCGCCGATCCTCATCGCGTCGGGTCCGGCCCTCGTGGACGCCCAGATCAACGCCAGCAACGCGGATGCCATCCGGATGTCGGGCAACTTCCGCGCCGCAGGCAACTGGACGATCTTCACCGGCCCGTAAGCCATGTCGAACGTCCCGACGTGGATGCTGGTTCTCGGTGCGATCCTGCTGATCCTCGCCATCCTCTGGTTGGTGGGTATCCAGGTCCGCATCGGCTAACCAGGCGTCAGGCCCTCTGGTAGTGTGCGGGGAAACCCGCACACACGGAGGTCACCTGGTTGCCTGACGGCATCGCATTCCCATTCACCTCACGGATTGAGGGTACTCGCGGAGAGATCTGGATCCCTTCGATCGGCGTTCTCGTCGCCGAGATGAAGAGGCCAGTGCTGCTACGGCGGCGTGGAGACACCGGCCCGAATGAGGGTCAGTTCGATCTCCACGCCGCCGTTTCCTATTTCAACGACGCGCTCTGGACGGACAAGGACTTCGAGAAGGAGTTCACCGTCTATGTCGGGAAGCAACCGCTGAAGGTCGAGATCCTGCCGACGACGAAGGTCATCAAGGCGGATCAGAGCCTGCGGATGGAAGGAGTCAAGGTCCAGTGACCAAGGGCATCAGCGCCGCGCAGATGAACAACGATCTCGAGGAGATCAAGGTCCAGTTCCGGGGAACGCTCTACGTGCTGCGCGAGCTCCCCATGGACGAGTACGACAAGACGGTGGCCATGGCCACGAAGATCGACCCCGAGACCAAGGAGGAGATCTTCGACGGCACCGCGCACACCAAGATCCTCCTGGCCAAGAGCCTCGTCGAGCCGAAGATCTCCGCGGCCGAGCTCTACGCCAAGGGCACCAAGCTGGTCCGCGGTCTCCAGCAGCAGCTCCAGAAGCTGTACTGGAGCTCCGAGCCGGATGAGCTCAAGATCCTCGACGACGAGTCGGCCAAGATGGCCTCGAAGCTCGGGGATGATGACGACGAGGGGGAAGCGGAAGCCGCGCTCTCGTAAGCCGCGGCGAGCTCTGCTTCATCTTCGGGGCGAAGTTCGGGATCGACCCGGGCATCGTCGCCAAGTGGCCATACCACAAGTTCATGGCGGTACGATCTGCGTATCGCCTCCAGCAGTCCAGGGAAGCCTGGGCTCACCTGCGAGCTAGGCTCGTCGCAAAGGCGAAGGCCGAGGACGACCCCACGCTTCTCCTCGAGGAGTGGAGTCACGAGACCTTTGAGCGGCCCGACGACTAGGAGAGGAGGGACCGATGGCAGCAGACGCGCAACGCATTGATGCGATCTCTGTTGGCGTCGGTCTCGACCTTCGCAACGTCCGTGGCCAGGCGAACCAGATCCAGTCCGAGCTCCGCAAGGCGACGACGGGGCAGCAGAACGGGATCAAGGTCCCGATCCACGTCTTCGTTCCGACGGGCGACATCAGGGCATTCAAGACCCAGATCGAGCGTGACCTCAAGGCCGGTGGGGCGCTCCAGGTCCCGATCGAGATGTCCTCGATCACCGCGCACGACTTCAAGAACTTCCGGATCGGCATCGAGCGGCAGATCAAGAAGTACACCGGGGCGACCGGCCAGAACGGCATCCACATCCCGATCACGGTCGCGAACATCGACCAGTTCCGCGACCAGATCGAGAAGGGCCTTGCCACCCCGATCAACGTCAAGCTCCACTTCGCTGGCTGGGAGGGTGAGGGCCCGACAGGCCCGACAGGAACCGGCGGTGGACGAGGCGGCGGAGGTGGTCCGCGAGGCGGCGGCACTCCGTCGTCTGGAGGCACTGGTGGGGCCGCACAGCAGCCTGTGCAGTCCAAGCCCGCGACGGGGAAGGCCCGTCAGACCGCAGCGCCGGTCGCAACGCCCGGACAGCCGATCCCTCGGCCCGATCCGGGCGAAGCTCGACGCGCCCGTCAGCAGCAGGAGCGCGCTGATCGCGCCGCTCGTCAGGCTGCTGGGCAGCAGCGCGCCGCTGAGCGCGCCGCAGCGCCGCCTTCTCCCACCGCCGAGCAGGTCGAGCGTGCCAAGGAGCGGATCCGGGCTGCCAGTGGCGGTGGTAGCGCCAAGCAGCCGCATCAGACCGGCAACCAGACCGGTGCCACCAGGACCACTGTCATCCCCGGAACAGGTGGCATCTCGGGCCGTGTCTCGATGGACGAGCTCCGGTTCCGTGGGGACACCGAAGAGCTCCAGGGCGAGGACCGCCAGGCCTACATCGGATCGCGTCGGGCTCGGTCGACCCCGGCCCAGGGATGGGCGGAGCAGCCCGGCGAGCGAGTGCAGCGGGCCGTCAGGGGGAGCAACGGTCAGTCCATCAGCGTCTCGCGCATCCGGCCGGGTGCCAGCGACAAGGCTCACCGGCGACAGGAGCAGATCGCGCAGAAGGACCGCGAGGATCGGCTCAAGGCCGCCCGGCTGGACCCGGACTTCATCGCGGCCCGGCAGTCTGTCCAGGGTGGGTTCCACGATATCCACCCCGACCTCGGTGCCCTGAACGACATCCTCAGTGATCCGCAGGCCACGTTCTCCGACGAGGATCTTCTCGCCGCCATCGACCTCGGTCGGCTGGGGATGCACGAGGTCTTCGGCGGAGACGCCCCAAAGAGCATGCGGCGCCAGCGGGCCCGGGTCAGCGGCAAGCGGAAGAACTACTCTCCGGAGCGGGTCTCCGACAAGTTGCTGTCGACCCAGGCCCTCATGGACTCGGCGTATGCGCTCCGCGATCGCCTGATCGACCCGCTGGCGGCAGTCCAGAGCGGCGACAACAAGAGGCGCGGCAAGGGTGGCAAGGTCGGTCAGGTCGGCGGCTATAACGCCGGTCGCCTGGCGTCCGAGTCCACCTCGCAGGAGGCGTTCGACGACATCCTCGCTCGCCGCCAGATCGGTGGCCAGGGCAACGGCTGGCAGACCCTCGAGTCCGAGTACGGCAAGGCCAACGTCGCCCGCGCTCGAGCACACATCAACGCGAACAAGGAGAAGCCCGAGATCCGGCAGCCGGAGGAGGGCGAGGTGCTCGGCGGGTACCTCGCCGATGCCCCCAGCATTCCCGGTGGCCAGGGGATCACGCGCAACGAGGCGAAGGCCGAGACGGCAAGCGTCATCAAGCAGCGGGCAGAGAACAAGCGCACTGCTGTCCTGTCGCAGGGTGAGCTCCCGAAGCGCACCCCGGTCGCGCCGCCTCCTGGCTTCGCAGGCTCCGGCCCGCTCAACATCATCCCCCGCACCCCGGGCACTGCCGAGCGGTATCCGGCCGTCGACATCGCTGCCCACCGCGAGGCAGAGGCTCGGCTGGCGGAGGAGGAGAGCAACGACGCCTCCAAGATGTTCCGCGAGGGGCTTGGTCGACGTGGGTTCCCGGGCTTCGCCGACGGCGGCATCATGCACTTCGATATCGGTGGAGCTCCGAAGGGCGGCTGGGGCAAGTTCGTCGGCATGAACCTGGGCCGGGGCTCCATCCCCGGTCGCATCCTGGCCCAGGCGTACCCCGAGCTCAGCGGTGGCATGCCCAAGCCTGGGTCGCATCGCCGCAAGGAGATCGAGAGGCATTTCCGTCAGGGCGTCCGCAACCGGACGAAGTACAACGCGAAGCCCGCCTACCAGAAGGGCGGCAACTCCGATCCCGAGTGGGTCAAGGCCCGTGGCGAGTACCTCGACATGCGCCGCCAGCAGGCTGGGGATCAGGGGCTCACCTGCGACCACTGCGGCCAGCCGTTCGAGGGCAAGGGCAAGAACGCGCTGACGGTCGACCACATCCTCGACACGGCGAGCGGTGGCACCCACGATCCCTCGAACCTCCAGCTCCTGCACAACTCGCACAACGGCTACAAGTCGGGCGGCAAGTCAGCCCGCCAGTTCGCCGACGGCGGCGACTTCGACTGGGGAGCCGCCAAGGAGCGGGACAAGGCCGGGCCCAACACCGAGCGCATGGACCGCATGTTCGGGGACCGCCCCGGCATGTGGTACAGCAAGCAGCACGGCCACTGGCGCTACGCCCACGAGGCTGAGACCCAGGAGCAGTACGAGAAGCGCCAGACCGACGAGGCCAACGGTGCGCACGCCAAGTGGGAGGACCGCCGCCAGGCGGGGAACAACCCGGGCAGCGGGTGGCAGGGTGCGGACGCGAGCAAGAAGAAGCAGGGGCCGCCGCCGCGCGGAAAGTCGTACGCCAACGGACCTGGCAACTTCATGGGCAGCGGACACGGCCCACTCGTCGACAAGCTCATCGCCATGGCTGGTCAGACGACTCAGAGTCCCAACGAGGCTGCGATCGCACGCCAGATGCTCCGCAAGAAGGGCATCCCGGGCTACGCCGGTGGCGGCCTCATGGCACGCATCGCCGCGGGCCCGCCGTCCCGGCTCATGTCCACGGGCATGGCCCAGAGCGCCCAGGAGGATCCCGACCGCTACGACATCGCCACCGTCGGCGAGCGTGGCCCCGAGGGGATCATCACCGACAAGGCGACCGGCCAGTCGCACGTCATCCCGGCCCACAAGCTGCCCCTGTGGCTCGAGCGAGCCAAGGCCAGCAAGGGCGGGCTGAGCAAGGATCTCACCCAGTTCGCGGAGGGTGGCGACCTCTCGATCCGGAACATGGGCCGCGGTGGCCAGCGATACGCCGCCGGTGGCTCACTGGTCAACGAAGCCGCAGCCCGGACTGGCCCTGTTGCCCGCGTGTTCGTGGTCAACTGGCCTGCCTCATTCCCGAGTAGCGGCTATGGCTCGACGCGGTCCAACCCGTCGAGTGGTCGGGCCAACGCGCCTCGGCCTCCCCACGCCCCCGCTCCGCCGCCGAACGCGCCTCCCGGCACCCCGCCGGGAACGCCTCCCGGCACCCCGCCGTTCCAGCCGAACCCGTCGAACCAGAACGCGGTCCCGCCCAGTGGCCAGGGCGGCAGCACAAGGACGCGGGTCAATCCGCTCCAGCGGGTCAACGCTCGACGGTCTGGCGCTCAGTCAGTGGAAGGCTTCCAGCAGGAGCTGGATCAGATCCGATCGGCCATCGGCGAGAGCCTCCAGGAGGCTCCTGTCCGGGCACTGTCGGTCGCGTTCGGACAGATTGCCCAGTCGGCCATCGGTGGTCGCGCCGGGATCCTCCAGCGTGCTGGTGTTGCTCGTCGGCAGCTTGGACGAGCCAGCCGTGAGACGGGCGCCCTCGAGGGCCTCGAAAGCCAGCGGTCGGAGAAGCTCGACCAGCTTCGCGGGTTGCGCGCTGGTCCCCAGTCGCAGCAGACCGCTGACCAGATCACCCAGCTCCGTGGGGAGCTCGCAGCCCTGCGACCGGCGCTCGTCGAGCAGCGTCAGGTCGTCCGGGAGCGGACGGACATTGCCGCACAGGCCGCGGGCGGCATCCTGACTCGCGGCCAGCAGTTCAAGGCCCAGGCTGTCGGACTTGGCGGCATCATCGCGGGCACGCAGCTCTTCACGACGGCTGTGGCTGCGCTGTCCGGCGCTGAGCAGGCCGCTTCCGCCGCGCTCAGTCCGCTGGTTGACCAGTTGCTGGGCTGGCCCGCCGCAATCGACAAGGCGAGCGTAGCCATCCGCGACAACATCGCAGCAGCCAGCGGTAACGCTCGCCAGGGAGCGGCGGCGGCCCTGGCTCCGTCTGGCATCTCAGAGCAGTTCCTCAACCAGCAGGGCGGAAACATCGTCGGTATCGGCACCTCCAGGGCTGCCCAGCAGGCTGCCCAGCAGGCGCTGGACGTCACGCGCGCCTCTGCTGGTGCCAACGGCCAGCGCGGCCTGTACGAGGGTACTGGCGGTCTCTTCGGAACCAACTTCGCCACGGACGTCTTCGGCGGTCAGGAGGGCTTCCTTCAGACCGTACAGAAGCGCCTCGAGGTCAACGCGAGTGGGATCAACACTGGCCCGGCTGATGGTGGAGTGGGCGGGCTGTTCCCGAATGACCGGGCCCAGTACAACTCCGACAAGCAGTACCTCGCCGAGAACATGGGGCCTGACGGCAAGCCCTCGAACATCTGGACATCGCCTGGTGATGTCACGCAGACCAAGAACCGGGTCAGCGCGTTTGAGGCAGCGGAGGGCGGCCCTGCACGCCAGAAGCAGGTCATTGACGACCTGAACAAGAACCTCCAGTCGGCTGCTGACTATGCGGGTGAGACGGCCTCGGCCTTCCAGCTCGTCACCAAGGCGACCAAGGACCAGACGGACGCGATGGTCAAGTCCGCGGAGGCGACCGGTGATGCCGGTGCTGTCACCCGGGCTCAGGGCTTCGCCCGGGCTGGCGTCACCGTCCTGGGACCGGGTGGCCGCGCACTCCAGGGTCGAGAGTTTGAGCAGTACGCCCAGGCCCAGGCACGCGGCCAGTTGATCCAGGACCCCGGCCTGCTGCTGCGCCAGACGGAGAATGACCGTCGAGCTCGAGTCGGGATGATCCACGCCCAGGGCCAGAACCAGCGCCAGACCGACA